GTTTCACGTGTAACACGGCGCTCATAAGCATCGAAAGCCTTTCCCCTCTGTTGCTGCAAACGAATTTCCGCTAACCGTTCTTGTTCACGTTGCTTAATGGCTTTGTTGGATGCCTCGACAAGATTATTATAGGATGATAGCGCATTATTTACGCCTACTTTCAATTCCCCCTTACTGTTAACAGCCATTAAAGCGGTTGCCAGTTCGTTGGTATTCTTTACCATCTCGGCAATCTTGATAACGCCTTTATCAATGCTTGCTAAGGCTTTGTCTGATATTACCTCATCAATGAACCCTTCTCTATTTGGCATAAGATGTAATCATCATGTTTCTTTAAATACATGATAGCTTTGCGAAGATACTTTATCTTAATGCTCAATGGTAGCTTTGATGCCGCAACCCGAATATTAATACGCCGGTAAGCTTCCGCTCGGATTTTTAAGCATGTTCCTATTATGCTGTTCCACTGCCTCATTGTATATTTTTAGTTGAATGAAAAACTCCGCTGCTGATATGGTGTTGTAGGATAACGGCACTTTGAACCAGTTTACAATAGCGATTACCATTTGCATGAAGCTTGCTTTTGTTGGGGCTTTATTATCCGCTACTTTAGGCAAAGCTTTCATCAGTTCCGCAATCCTGCTATTGTACTGCTTACTATGATTTTCAACGTATTCTAATTCCTCGATGGTTTCCAATTTGCCCGGGTACGGGCTTAATCCTTTCAATGCTTCAATCAATGGCTCGGAATGATCCCAACCATACACGCGAATATTGTGAATGAGCAAAGCAATTAGGCCAATGCGAATGTTCAACATCTCGATTTCTGCCGTGGTTGTTACCGTTGCATCCAACTTAGCGCCCCCGCTTAAATCATCAGCTTCTTCCTGCAACCGTTCCCAATCATCCTGTGTAATATCCCCCAAGTTGCCGGAAAGCAATATGGTAACGTAATCCTTTAAAAGTATGTCGCTAAGTGATAAAGATGACATCAACGGAATCGGGCTGGTCTGTGGTGCTATGGCAATATCCATCTTGTGCTGGGATTATGTAAATGTATCCGTGAAAATTGTTTGTCTTTGCCCATTCCTTAGCAGCGTTCTTTGTTGCTGTAATCTGAAATGGGCGCGGGTCAAGTGGTGGTGGGCTTATGCAGTCACACATGGTTATCCTTGTTTGTGATGACTATGAATCAATTCAAACAGCTTGTCTATTTCTTCTTCGCTGCCATTAATTGCAAGATCTCTTAGCACCTTGCGCTTGGCATCCGTTAGAATCTTAGTCATTTCTTCCGGCGTGAAAATGCTCTTTATTTGTGGCGGGTCAACTACTATTTTACGCATTGGTTCTATTGGTAGCATATTTAAGCCATTTGTTTTCGTTTAATCTCACCTACAACGTCATCCCTTACTATCCCCCAAACCTTACCGACGCTTTCCGGTGTAAGCCCAAAGATAGCGCCTGTGAACATCTTAATCAAATGCGGGGTTTTATCGTTTCCTGATGTAACAGTGTATTTATTTCCCTCAATCGTTAGGGTAAATTCCTTTCTAAAATCTCCGGACTGATATAAATTCATTGGATAGGCCTGTATACCCTTAACCCCTTTTGCAATATCCTTTTGCTTTCTTTTCAACGTTGCCGGTGAATAACGCCCCAATGTATCGCCGTCGCTCAATTCACCACGATCCAACTGCGTGCGGTTCAAATCTAGTATTTCAGCATCGTGCTTTTGCATCGCAGCACCAGTTTCGGCTATTAAGCCGCCTCGTTGGATGCCCTGAAAGAAGCGGAAACAAGTAAGCATATCACCCATGTAAACAAAGCTAAAACAAATATTTGAAGAATGTTTGGAATATTGGTAGTAATTTGTGTTACTTTGTGGTAAATAATACAACAATGATAAAAAAACACATTGGCTTAATGGCAGGATTAGTCGCCCTCGTTGCTCTATCTGGCATCCCAAAAACAAAGTATTACGGTACTTCTTATGCCAGTCTTGAAAGTAAGGTTTTTAGCACTAGCGGCCCCGGAAGAAATCAACGCAAGCGCCGCAAGCTGGCTCGTCAAAGTCCTAACAGTAAATACGCAAAGTAATGGCTACAGAAAAGAAAGAGGTAATGGTTACGGAAAACATACGCATAGAACCGAGCGTAATGAAGGTAATAAAGCGGGTATCTAAAAAAGAAGAACGCGCCCGATTATCAATGATCAGAATCCTAATCAAAGAAGCATTAACCGCCCGTGGCGAACTAAAACCAACCGTATGAACAAGCCAGAAATTAGAATTGAAATATTTAAGGATGCCGATACTGGTAACTACTATTTCGAATTGTTAGCACCCGCACTTATTGAGAATTTCAGGGTTATGAGTAAACAATCACACATTGCCAGCGGCGCTACATTTTGGGATGATATTGCAATGCTAAAATCACACGACTTTTACACGGAACATGAACAAGCGCTGACATCTGCTGTAAAAATGATCGTTTTATTAACCATTGATATTTCACTACTATGAGAAACTTCATTATAGGCGTACTAATCGCAGCCGCTATAGGCTACTTTCTTATCCGGTTCATCCAAATGACAATGTTATGAGCGGTAAGATCATTGCCAAAGTGGGCAACAAAATAGAGCGGCATTACTTTTTGAATAACACCAATCTATTGCAGTTCATGAAACACTACGAAAGGTTGGCAAAGACACACGGCAACGTTGAAGTAACTATCGCACCGTGGGACAGCAAAAGCGATTACGACCCAATAAAGTACATCAAACACAAATGAAAGCAATAATCATCTATTTAATTATTGGGCTACTATACATCGTTTACACAAAAACGATAGCCAAAAACTTTTACAATGATCTTAAAAAGCATTACAAGGATGCCTATAGTATTATAAATCAAGATGTCCTTATCTACATACTAAACTCTACGTTTTTATTACTATGGCCATGCTATTTGTATGTTTCAATTAGAAATTGGTTTAGATTTTCAGCAGGATGGATGTGGGCGTCACGTCCATGGGGAAATAAGCAAAAAAGACGCATTGAATACCTTAAAAAGAAATTCTCATGACACCAACACAAAAAACGATTAGCCTGCTCACATTAGTTTTAGATCATTGTGGTAAGACGGATAAACCATTAACGGTTGATTTGCAGGAACGGATTAAAAAGCATCGGGACAGCTTGGTTGATGCTGAAAAACCGGAACCAATAGATCCGTTTTCACCCGACATGCGACGGTGGGCTGATGGCTTTGAACCAATAAAAGCCGTACATCCAATTCCCAATGTATTTGATCTTCACAACTACTCACACCTAAACAAAGACGCAATATCATGATCGCAGCAATCGCAGATGTACTAACAGAATTGTTAGTATTGTTTTGGATAACCGCCATTGTTACTTTCGCCTTAATCGTTTATGCATGGATTGAGGTAATACGCGACTGGTTTAAAGAACGTCGCAAACCAAAGGACATAACCTATCAACAGTACAAAACCAAAGCAAACGATTTATGATCTTACTAATTTGCTCAATTACGGCACTGCCTATTGCTGTGCCAACTTTAATTAATCGCTTAATACAACAATAACAATGCACCGTTTCACACCACTAGAACAACCTTTAACCGCTATTTCAGACGTATTGTTTGAGACAGGGAACGGGTAAACACAACAAAGCGGGGTGTTTTGTGGCACCCCGCTTTTAATCCATAAACCCACACTCACTACTTCTTTGCTGGTTCCGCAGGCTTGCCCGTTTCCGGTTGCGTTACTGGCTTTGCTTTCTCTGTAATGAAATCATGCATTTGCCCCAGCTTTTCAGCTTCCTTATCTCCTGCAAATATCCCATGCGCGCCGGTGTGACGCTTAATGAAATCCTCTTTGCTCATCTTGGCTAATACTTCCGGTGCTGAAATTTCTATTCCTTCGTACTTTTTCATAATTAAGCGATTTTAATGATTACGGGAATGCTTTCGTATGCACCAACTACCGCTAAGATCGTGCCAAGCCCTTTCAATGAAATCGAAAGAGTATTGCCCGATGTTGGGTAATCCGTATCGGTAGTGTCCAAAGTGAATACCAAATGATCGGCAAGATCACCGGCACCAGCCGCAACGGTCGTGATTGTAATCGCATTGCCCGTAGTAGCGTTTTTAACGTCCCAATACGTAGCAGAAATAACAGCCGGTACAAGTTCAGCCAAAGACTGACCCCCGCAGCTAATTTCAGGCTTAATAGTGAAGATACCAGCACCCGCACCATTTGGTGTACGGTTGTTCAGGAATACATCCTTAACCGCTGGGATTTGCAATGTTGAAAGCCATGAAGCATCCAACTTGAAAATAGCACGGTTTACGATTGCGTCCGTAGCATCTTCGTATTGGATCTGCATGAAGTAGCGCTCTGGCTCGTTTTGCGTTCTGCCCGGGTTCTCAACATAAACAAATGATGTTGGAATACCGATGAAATCTTCGCGCTGTGTTGTTGCGTTCTGACGGCCTACACCAACCAATACAATCTCACCGGATGAAGTTGGGCAAATCTCAAAGAAGCTATAACCAGCCCAAGACTTTTTCTTAATCTGGCGGTAGTAGCACATCTTAGTCGGCAACTCATAACGGAATGAACTTGTAGCGTCACGGATAATCATACGATTACCGCTTGGGCTAGTGTATTCCTGCGGTGCCTGACCGTTTGATTCAATGCCCTCGAATTTACCCAATACAAACCAACGATTAGCATTTAGCACGGCTTGTTCCTGTGATATTGCGTAATTGTATGCGGTTGTTGCAGAAGATAACGAGGCATCGGTGAAAGCTGCGCCATTTGGTACAGCTAAGAACCCTATTGGGGCGTAAAGGGTAACATCACAGTTAGTGAACCCGACATTGCCAGATGCACCAGAACCGCATGAAACCTCCCTTAATGAATATGCCATGTGTTATTTAGTTTTTTGTGTTTAACAAATTTTGTGATTGTTGAATTTCAATTTCAGGTTAGTAATGTCCAATGCATCGACCCAAGATGTAAGCGTGTTTTCCTTCTTTTCCCCGACCTGTGGACTCCAAAGCTTGCGTTCGTAAACCGTGTGCGACATCTCGCCGTCATTCATAACGTTGAAATACTTGCTTTGCGCAATAGCGGCAAACAAAGCATTGTAAATAGGCCAAAGAATCGCCCTCATCGTTACAGTATCGCGTTTTTCGCTGCTGTAGTCGTATTGGGTATGTACTGCGATTGCTAGGCGTAAATTAGCCTCGGTAAAGAAGCGCCCAACATCATAGCCCACATCCTCAACCAACATAACGCACGGATACTTTTTGTACGTCTGACTGCTAACACGGTCTTTGTTTGCCAGTATGGAATCAATCTCTTGACCCGAACCCTGAATATAATGCACGGCGGTAATGTTTGGATCTACAGCCTGCAATGAGGTAAGCATGGCGGTGCTAACCTCGGCTACGGTTTCCCGTATTGCATCCTGTATAAAAGCATTCATATCCCCCATGTATTTTGATACTCGAAAGGTGTTACATCGGATTCCACAAATTCAGGGTATAATTCAGATGAGCGAATGTAAGCGTACATTTTACGCAGCTTTGCTATCATCTCATTCCACGCTATACACATATTCCTGTCAGGGCTGGTGCGGGAAGCATTTGCATGTTTTCCCGCACCTTTACCTGATGTTGTTGGCGTCTCGTTAGAATCGCGTAAATGATAATAGAACACATACCGGGCAAAGGCGTACTTAAGGAACCCCCGCAGCGTCAACATACGGCTAACCGCGTCGTTGCTGGGAAGTACCACCGTTGCACCAAACGAACCAAGCACAGCCTCTAAGAATTCAGGTTCCAGCGCATCAATGTAGCTTTCTAAAAGCTCTTTTTGCACTTCTTCCCCTCTTTGCGCTACTGCAATGGATCGCTCGAAATATGATGTGTCTATTAGTGGCATTTACTTATGCTAGTTTAGCGTAACCGCGATCAATCAAAGATTGTGCATCTGCGCCGGGAATGTTATCGTATTGCACACCTTCCGAAATATGCTTGGCACCTTTCAAACCTATAATGCTATAAGTCTTAGTGGCGTCAAGTTCTGTTTTTGCTTTGGTTGCTTTATCGGTTGTTCCTTTCTGATCTGCTGACATTGGATATTATTTTACTGGTTATTAAGCGGTTTCCATTGCGGCCTTAACGGTTGCAAACGTTCCTTTCAGAACAGCACCTGCATAGTTTGTAGGCAGATACAGCAATGCACGAAGTTCACCCAGAACCGTTACAAGGTTCTTTGTAAAGTCATCGTTTTCGTAGCCGTAATCAATTACGAACTCTTCGCGCATACGTAGGCGAAGCTTGGTAGTATCCATGATGATGAAATCGCCAGCGGTAACACCGGGATTAGCATAAACACGCATGCCTGCAATTTCCATACCGTCAGCGGTTGACCAGCGAGGATAAATGTATTCGCCCTGCGAAGTCTTTAGAACCTGCATCATGCCGTAATCAATCGGATTGATCAGCATAACGTTTGGCTCAAAGAAGTAGCTGTTGGCCTGAATAGACTTTGCAGCAATCGCAACATCATAGTTGTTAGCCTGATCAACACCAAGCGCAAACGATGTGCCTGCAACGCTCAAAGTAGTTGCCCACTGTGTTAAGCCTTTCAGTTGTGGCGTAGTTCCTGTGCCGCTGTAAAGTTGCTGATCAAGTTTCAATTCAACCAAAGTTTGAATTTCATCCTCGATAAAGTTGCGCATCCCGTCAACGTCTGCAAGAACTTCCTTTGACATTTTAGCCCAACCGGCAATCTTTTCAACCTTGGCCGTACGCTCTTGGAAGTCCGTATCGATCTGTGGTTTGGCTGCTGCTTCTGCAACGTTGTTAACCGCACCATCCGGGTTAACCTGCTCAACCCAGTATTCGTACATTGAAGATGTAGGCTTTGCGCCTATGATCTCACGTAGAAAGGGTTTGCGACGCTGAATACCAATGATCCCACCGTTGCCTGTTGCAAGGCTAAACGGAATAGCGCCGCCTGTAGTTGGCAGAATGTTTGCCGTGGTCATTGTAGCAGCGGCTTTCAAAGTAACGCCGGGCGCGCTCTTGTTGGCCTTCATTGCCTTAAACGCTTCAATCTTTTCTGTAATTGCTGATTTAATAGCATCACCAAGTGATTGAGGCTGAGCGATTGAGTTTTTGCGGCTCATCTCGTTGATTGTGATGCCTTGCTTTTCAGCAATATCAGCCAAGTTCTTTATGGCTTCTTCGTGCTTATCGCAAAACTCTTCAAACTTCCCCTTGATTGCTTCAAGGTCTTTTGCTGCGGCCTTGTCTTTGCTGGCCTCTGTAAACTCGGCTTTAAATTGGGCGATAGCTTTAGCAGCCTCACTACCAATACGAGCCATTTCTTCTTTAGCCATTTCGGCTGTGAAAGTCGTATCCATCTTAAATAAATGAAATTGTTTTTAAAAATGATAAATCAGCATTCGCCGTATTGGTGTGCTGCGGTTTTTCTGCAATGGCGGCTTTGTTGACCTGCGATACTTCAAACAGCGCGTTAAATTCATCTTGTAATTCTGTAAGGTTGTAGGCCAAATGCTTAAAGCCCTCATCCGAATATTTACCCTCGCGAATAGCTTTGGTAACTACATTCATCCGAGCATTCAGATCAACCAAAGCCTTTTCTACCGCTTCCGGCGTATCAATGCTTTTGAAACCTACTACATGGGTATTCTCATTTGATCCAAATGCAACCGTACTGGTATGCCACAGCTTGCCCTCTGAAACGTCAAAAAAGCCGCCGTTAGGTAGTGCTTTATCTTCCACCCACTTTAAACGCCCCTCAATGTATCCCATTCGGATACTATGCTCTGTATAAACGCCGTCCTTGTACGATTCGAGTGTATCCCTGCCCAATGTATTGTCAGACATTTTTACGGCTGTTTTAAGCCCGTATCCATCTTCTGATATTTCGGTAATAACACCGGGCAAACGGCTTTCATCATGGAACAAGCAATGCTTTATTTTACGTGTGCTTTGTGATTGCGGGCCCCATTCACGGATAGAACGGGAAAATGCACCCTTACGGATGATGTCATCCTGATCATCGATCTTATCAAAAGCATTGGAATAGAAAACAACGGTTTTACTGGCTGTATCAATATCATGCACCGTATTACCTATGCTTTTATAGGCAAATGGGCGGTTTGTCTTATTCCGTAGATCCATTGTTTGCGGTGTTGGGTGTAAATGTAGTATTATTTTGGGCTTCCTGCTGCATTACACTTGCCGGAGATTCAAATTTGTACTTATCAAAGTCGGGATTCTTTTGCTTTTTGTCTGCTGGTAGTTGTCCGGTAATTTCTAAGTACTGGTTACCTGTTATCAAATTCAGATCGTAACTGATTTGCGCGGCCTCTGCCAATGCTTTTAACCCGTTGCCGCGCTCTTCCTCACTTGCCTGTACTGCTGCTACACCGGAATAGTCCATATAAATTTCAACATCCCCATCGTAAAGGTTTAGCCCGTTTGATAGCTGCTCGAAAAAATCCATTGATTCGGGGTCAATCGTTGTATCCTGAAAGTCCCTGCGTCCGTTGCTGGAATTGTTGTACTTACCTTCAAATCCTTCCGCTAGTGCTGTGTATGGGAATGCAAAACAGTTGCATAGTGATTTAAGTCCTGCAATTGTTTCTTCCTGTGAACCCAACTGTTTAACGTCAAAAGTCATAGGGGTGTAGGATAGGGGCGAATTGGTTACAATCACTTTGTCCTGCCCTTGCATATTGCCGTAACGCTTGTATGCTTGCTGCACCCTGTCTTTTTCTTCTTCCGGTATAGCAACAGGCCCGATTGTATCCTTGCCGCTATTGGAAATAATACCGTTAGCGCCGCGATCCGTTTGCATTTCACCACGTACTTCCAATGCTGCTATGAGGTTGCTAATATCCTGCTCTAAGAACGCATAGCGTGGTAATGGCAGGTTAGTGTACTCATCAACGCCCATTGATCCGGAATCGCGAATAATGATAAGCTTGCTTACATCCAACTCACGGCGTGTGCCGCGATTGCTGATGTAGTAGGCTTTGGATGGTGGTAAGTCATCACTATCGGCCTTATCCCAAACTATGCGCCAGTTGTAAAGAACATCCAGCCGGTATGGCTTATCAGTTATCCCTGCTGGGTATTGTGGTTCAATAACCGTGTAGCCGTAAGCCTGACAAAGCGAATAAGCCTTAATGAAAAATAGTCTTTGTGTCTCGTTGGGGTTGGGCTTTCTAAATAGCTTTTCCCAATCCTTGTATTCGCCGCGCAAATTGTTTTTAGTAGCTGGGTTCCACAGGGAAACCGAACCCTTTGCAAACTGAAAAGCCTTTTGGGATATGATCGAACTGATAGCGCCGCAGCGCTCAATGGCTGTGGTAATGTCATCGGTGCATTTAAGCCCGTAACGCTTGTATGGCTTTAGTGGATAGAATACAGACCCCCATTCGGTGTTGTATGGATTCCCGTAATTATTAGAGTTTACCGGCGTCAGGCTATTAGCAGGCTGTTGCGCTCCCCATTTTTGATTCCAGCCGTTTTGTAAGTACTCAAAAGCCATATTGCGCGTAAAAGTAATTAATAATTACACTTGTTTGATAATACCTAACGATTTTAGATACATTCCGATGTATCTGCACCCGTCAATAGTGTGATTGTCTATGTCTTGTGGCGTCTCTAATACCGTTCCGCTTCTATCCACTTCACGCGAATAATTCTCTTGCTCGTACGCTAAGTTAGTAGAAGATGTGGTAAAATACACAGCTTTAAGGCTATTAAGCAAATCTATACCATCCAAAATTGAATTGGCAACCTTTAACGCTGGCTTTGCATTGTTCCAACCGGAACGCCGTAACGCAGCTATTTTGATAGGCCGGTTAGTATCGCAAATAACATCACGGTTCTTAGGGATGCCCAATTTGTTAAACATCCATGTTACAATTCCTTCCTCATCCCCTGCCATTTGCTGCCGTTCGGTAGCCGTAAGCTTTTCCCGCACTATGTTTTCTGATGCGTAGTTCCTTTCGTGGAAATAGAGGCAACCATCATGGTACTTCCCGTCAACGATAGCCCACGGGTCCACGCTGCCCCAATCCGATGCCGTATATTCTTTGGCGTCTAACGCATGGTAAACATGATCCGGTATTTCCTGCCACCTGAATATTCTATTGGGGCGCTCGGCTTTGGTGCCTTCCGAATAAACCATGTAATTGAACAAATCCGCTGTGTTCTTGTTATGATTTTCGAGGCATCGGATTAACTCATTCAGTTGCTTTGGTGAAAAGCATAATGGGTTTTCAGCAATGTTGTATTGAAATGCTTCCGATTCTGTCAATAGTTTTTCTTTAACTACCGTGCTTTCCGAAACTGGCTGATAGGATAATATTTTCCGCTTTTGCTCAACCGGCACAAAAGGATTCATGCGCCATGTGCTATGTATTAGCTGTGCATTGCTGGCTTTGGTAAGATCATCAGACCAATGATTTTCACGCGGGTTTAGGTCAATCAATACCGAAATAGAACAACGCATGTCCAACTGATCGAACGTGTCTTTTTGTATCTGGTATCCTTCGTTAAACCAAAGTATATCGCAATGATAACCGTGAACCTTTACGGGGTCATCCGTACCCTCAATGTGAATAGTGCTACCAGTTGGAAATTTGAAGATGCTTTCGGTTACATTCAACACCACGTTATCATACCCGGGCATCGTTGGGTAAATCTTTTTCATGTCCTCAAAGACTGTATCCTTACAAATCTTCTTCGTGTCCCTGAAAACTGATAGTTTAATGTTGGGATGCGAATATGCGTAAACGTAAAAAAGCTGAATGATAGAGTGGGTCTTACTGCTTCGTGAAGATCCCGAATTTATGATGTAACGCACGCCCTTGTTAAGCGCTTCAAAGTTCTGCTCAAAGACCTGTGTTACTTTCATTAAACTAAGATAATTGAGTATTTATTTTTAATTCCTCGCCGCTGATTAACGTTATCATAAAGGGTGCAGGGGTTGATCATTTTGGCCAATGCGGCGTCTTTCACACAATCATAAAAAATACCAGTCTGCAAATCTAAAACTAATTTGGCTTGGTGATTGTTTCCCCCTTTTTGCTGCTGTCCAATTCTTGCCTTATGAATATCTGATTTAGGAACGCCCTTTCTGTTTTGATATTTAGCCTTTGTTTCCTCACTTTGTTTTGATCCAAAGCCATGATGTAGTTTCCCGCGTTTACCAAACATATGATTTTTATCACCAGTTCGGTTTTCACTCATCTTTTTGCGTGTTTCAATCGTGTATGTTCTCTTTTTTTGATTACCCGTGGTTAGTAAACAATTGAGGCCATTTGCGCCGCATACATCGTAATGATCCTGCCAAAACCTCTCTTTATCGTTTAGTTCATTTTCCGCACAGTATTCTATAATCTCAAACGAATGCGCTTCTACACCAAATAGCTGAAAAGATTGCCAAAGTTTTTTCTGATTCTTACAATTGTTAGTTGCTTTATAATCCCTGAACCGAACTTTAAGATTTATCGATTGTCCAATATAGATTTTGCCATCGGGTGCCTCTATTTTGTAAATGCCTATCATAAAATTAATTGCCCCAAACAATAGAAAGTAGTTCCAGTACAATCAAATTGAAAGGGGCATTATGTGCATAAAATAGCATCTGGAACATGCTACCGTTTTTACGAATTATTCTTCATCCTTTTCAGGATTTACCACTTGTATTTTGAAGATATTGGAACCAATCTTGTCGCCTCCGGTAGTCATGTCTAGTTTGTCACCGTACTTTCGAGGCATCATTTTCGCCGCCAACCACTTTCGAGCATCAACACGCAACTTTGATCGATTGGTTACTTCTTTGTTTTCTATATCATAGCTGCTATCACCCTTCACGATAGTCATAAGGTCATTACTTCCATCATCCGCAATGTCTAGTATTTCCTCTGCTAAAAGTTCGGCTTTTGCTTCGCGCGCGCGTGCGTACAATTCCGCAAATTCTTCATTATCCTTCAAATACTTGAAAATACTTGATACCGACGGCATTGATTCATCAGCACATATTGACTTTAGAGACAGTGTAGTAGTGGCTACTTGTTCCAAAAAAACATTAGCAATATCCCAGTCAAAAATACTCGGTCTACCTACGTCTGCCATATCCCTCAAAAGTACGAATTTTACGTAATGAAAAAACTAATCTTAATTTTTGCTGTGTTGTCGCTTATGGCTTGTAGGAAGCGCAATTGTTATTCCTGCACCTATACCGTGGTTGCTACAGGTCAGGCTACCACAAAAACTGTTACGGAAGTTTGCGATAAAACTAAAAAAGAGGCTGCGGCCATTGAGGATGCAGGCAGTCAGCGTAGTTCGTCCGGTTCTGTGCAAGTTGTCACGGTGATGCGGTGATTGAAGCAGTAGGGAAAGTGTGGTTAACTTCTGCTAGCCAAATTGCAAGCGAATACATTGCCGGTCTGCTAGTGATGGCTTCGCTACGGGTTTTGCATGTGGCTATAATTGCTCTTATTGCTTTCAGGTGATCTGCTTTTGTTGCGCTCATTCGAAGGGTGGTTTTCCTATGTGAGATTCTATAGCCTCAATAAACTGGGAAGGGGTGTAGCAAACATGCACGGCTACACCTGCAAAATCCCATTCGGCATGTAGTATTTTTTGCGCATCGGATACTTTGCCCTTCTCCATCTTCAATTCAATGCAAAATAAGGGTGCTATGCAAATGAAGTCTGGCACCCCTGGCAGTACACCCATCGATTTTGCTTTACCAAGTCGCATCATGTGTGAAGATGATGTTTCCCCGGGCAAGCGTTCCATTTCGTTCATTACATGAAAAAAAAGCTTCCTATGTGCGGGATAGTTTTTATTGGTGTACAGAAAACAGTCATGTGTAAACTGTTGTTCGTTTTTTGGTGATGTTGCTAGAAATTCGGCTCTATTCATGGTATTTTGATCGGTTACGGATAGTCATCTGTAACCTTTTTTTGTGGTTAATTGGTTTTCAATACATTATACAGGTTACAGATAAAACGAAAAAAAGGCAAAGACTTTACCAGCAAAAAATATGTGTGTGCGGTGTGTGTATGGTGCTATATGGTTACAGTAATCCATAATAATCTTTAAAATTTAGGTTATTATCTGTAACCGTATAATAGTCAGTGTTTTAACCCGTAACTTATCTGTAACCTATCTGTAACTACTGTAACTTTAGAATATGGTTTCGTTAGTGGTGTATTGGTTACTGTCTGTGGTGTTAAGTAATACCCGATATACCCAAACCGTTTTGCCATTAACTTTCTTGGCCAACCGCGTGAATCCTGATCGTTTTAGTTCTGCCCCTAACCGCTTCATTATGATTTTCTGGTTAGATTTTTGCTCCAAGTGAACCTTAATTTCAGTACATGACCATTCGTGCGCACTACGGGCTGATTCAGGCAGTAAAAGGTAGCGGTGTATCAATTCGTACTCCATCGTGTAATCCTCGAATTTTTGGCTGTTTCTTTCCATGAAATCGATATCGGCAGCTTTTAGTTGCCACTCGAAGCCGGATTTCCATAACCAATAGGCTTCCATTAGTAAATCGATCTTATCAATCTGGTTGTAGGCGTCGTGGTCAATGGATATGATTTCGCTAACAATCATGCGTCGGTTACCTGTGGCATCATTCAGTATTTCCAAATCGTTTGTAGTGCCGCAAAGGACAGCTAAGCGGTTCAAATCTTCGTTCCCGCGCCCGTATGGCACCCGTAATGAAAATGTTTGTTTGGATGTAAGGTCTTTCAAGCGCTTAGATTCAGATTTAGATTTACCACCCATTTCATCATCCATGATCAAAAGCTTTTGGCACATTAGGATTTCGTCATCCTTACCGGCATCAAGTTTAGATTCCGCATAGTACTGTTTAAGTTCTTTGGGTAATAAGCGACGGAAAGCCTCCGTTTTACCCGAATTTTGCCCACCGCAAAGGATTAGCATAAGCGGGGAGTGTTGGCCGTGTATGGCCGAAATAAGCCCAACCAGCCATTTAGTACCAAGTATCGAAAGAACATGGCTTTCTGTTTTGAAGCATTTCCAAAAATCATCTATGACTCCAATTGGCTGTCGGCTGTGGTAAGACTGGAAAAAATCAATTAGTGGGTTGTATTCGTCGGTAGATTCCGAAAATAGAATTTTGCAAAATAGGTCAAAGGTAATTTCATCAAAAGCCTTTTTGCAGGACAGAAACAAAGTATTTAGCTGCGCTTCCTGAACCGGCACACCGTGATTTTCTAGCTTTCTCGTTATCCCGTTGCGCTTTATGCTATGATTATAGCGTAACCAACCCTCTACAAGTGTGATAATGCTGTCCTCACCTTCAATTGTTACGTTGTTAGCAATTGCCTGTTCTACAATTGGTTGTGATACTGACGGATCTATACCCTCAAACTTTTGCAAAGTGCTGACAATGCCAGCCACTCCCATACCCGATTTTTGCTGAATGGTAGTAGAGCGTAAAATCTCTTTTGTTTCTTGTGAATAAAGCTGAATACCATTTTTTAAAGCATAAGAGTAAATTTTGCTTATCGTTGCCATTACTGGCTTATCCCCTAAAGTTTTAAGTATAGCGTCATACTGCTTGTCGCAGTTATCGCGGTCATATTTAGTAGCCGGAAAACTCAATAGATGATAGTAATCCCTTCCACCTTCCCTAAAATGATCTGCCAGCGCATAACCAACACTGATCCAGTCATTATAGTTTTCGCAAATGTTTTTATTTGCCAAGGCTTTTACCATGTCATTAAAATCGGTTTTTACAAAAACCGTTTTTAGTTCTTTTTGTGGTTTATTCGCTTTCGGATACTGCTTAAACTTTAATGCCTTTTTGTTTATTGATACATCGGGATCAAAAGAAACATATCTCAAACGCGACACATCCTTACCTGACGGATCAATAATTAACCCGTACTTTTCGTAGGTATATTGTGCTAATCCTAGAAAGGCTTCTAAATGTTTTGTACCGTCAATAGGTACAATTGCACATAACCCCTTACCGGAGCATGAATAAAAAACAGCATATACATATGGATCTTGTTTTAGCAACTGCTTGTACCCTTGTATCTTATCACCTAAATCGTCAAAATCTAGTGAAATGAAACCGGAATGACTGGCCAATTCAGCCGCCTTTCGGTTCTTAGGGAAATAACCTGAAACTGTAACCCCTGGCAACAGGTCTTTGTAATGCTTCTTTTCGTCTTTATCCTTTGCGGTGCGAACTAAAGAAACTGCATCCTGCCATGTACCTGTAATTATTTGATCGATAAAGATATCGATATCCGAATCAGCTTGCTTTGCTCTTTGATTTGTGTAATAACTTATTCTTGTGCTGGCTCCCATTTTGGATAATGTTTTTTAAGTTCTTCGATGAATGTTTTGGTTGCTGTTTCTTTATGCCAATTATTGTACTTCTTATTTAGGATGTGACACCACTCTTTGCACTTAGTGTGAACGTTTGGCATCAATTCGGTAAAGTGATCATCTGTAAATTCTTTAATCTTTCTTTTTGCTGCATGAGCGATGGAAGCCGGTATTCTAAAAAAAGGGTAGTATTCTTTTCGCTGATCGTTATCCGCAATTAGCTGTGATACGTCAATACTATTGTTAAACGCTACAAGCTCTACAGGTATTTCCACTTTTACTTTTACGGGAAATTCGTGGCCGCAAATATTCCCTTTAGTGTCAATGTTATTACAGTTACGTACGGATGCGTGACAGATACCAAAACAAACAGGGCATTCTTTAGTGGGCGCAATTCCATCTTTCTTTTTGCCAGGGTTCCAAAACAAATCCAGCCAGTCCCGATCTTCACTATCCCAATCGCCGAAGGTTCGCGCATTGCCACCCATGTCTAGCACTAAAAAACGGGTTTTCCCTTCACTTAAACGAGCGCCACGCCCCACGGTTTGTATCCACAATGCCAACGAAAGCGTGGAGCGGTTCACTATGACGGTTTGGATAGTGGCTTCATCAAATCCGGCAGTAAGGATATTTACATTGTTAAGTACCGCATCGGGCGTTTCTTTAAACCAGCGGAGTATTTCTGCACGTTCTTCAGGTGTACAATTACTGTCTAAATGTCGGGAGTTCAGCCCGTGTGATAGGAATAGTTCATGAACCTTTTTGGAATGGTCTATAGTACAATTAAAGATAATCGTTTTAGTGCCCAAAGCAAACTCCATGTATTGCCTTAACGTATTCTCAACATTATGACCTTTAGAAAACTCCTGCCCCATTTGCTTTTCGTCAAATTCACCGCGAACCACGCGCAATTGCGTCCGATCGACGCTACCCTTAACGTGCATGGTAAAGTTTTTTACCAATGCACCGTGGGCAATAAGTTCAGTGATTGATGCACCAACTACAATCGAATTGAAGTAGTTTTTTAATGGATCTTTTTTTGTAGATGCAATAGGCGTAGCAGTGAATCCAATAATGTATTGATCAGGGAAATAGGGATGCACTTTCTTAAAGTTTCCGGTGTGCGCTTCGTCAATGATCACTAATCCAACATCGTTAAAGAAATCCGGCGTTTTTTTGAGTAGGTTGTTTACTGTTTCAACCATGCCAATATAGCACTTCGACTGCACCATACCTTTTGCCACTCGCTCCGCAACTATTCCCGACCATTGGTAAATAGTGCGTGAAGCTTGGGTTACCAATTCCTCGCGATGCACAAGTAGCAATACGGACTTACCAGATTTCTCAATATATCGCTTGATGATGTTTGCAAAAACTACCGTCTTGCCGCCGCCGGTAGACAGTTGGGCAATGATTTTTTTATGGTAGGAAAGTTCCTGTGATATTCGAAGTGCAAAATTCTCCTGGTAATCTCTTAATGTCATAAAATGAAAAGTTCCGATGGAGATTGTGATTGCGCCACGCCCCCCATCGGAACTAAAATTTCTTTATAAAATACCGGTGCGCATCCCGATTTTTACTTACCGCAAATATACAAAATCAACCTAAAAAAACCTAGTGAAAAGCCCCGCATTGTTTAAAATAAGTGTCATAATCAAAGATGCCGTTTGTGCTGGGGATGTAGTTGGTTGGTTCCATCCGTGCGCGGCTATTACCCTTCACAGCATCGTAAATTGTACCGGCTGGGATGTTGTACTTTTCTGCAAGATGCTTGTACGTAACGCCGCCTGCTTTGTATTCCGGTGCTGCTTTGGTTAGTGTTTCCATGTTAATCAAAGTTGCTAAAGAGTGAAAATAATTTGTACCACCATTTTGATTGGATGCGATGTATTTTATCCATTGGCATCTTGTAATAACGTGTAAAAGCCCTTTCAATTTCATCGTTAGCCGTCATTATATTAATGCTTCGGTTATAGCTGTAGCCAATGGATGAAGTGTGATCTACAATAACAGCATTACCATTGGATAGGGATAGTTTATCAAAGGTTTCCTCCGCCAATCGCAGATCCTTTTTCAATCCTTCGTACTCCTCCAGCGGCATTGTAACCGTTTTATTTTGTTCCATGTTCATATTTTTAATCGTTAGGTAATTCGGTTATTTCTAGCCAATGGGTATAGTCTTTTAGCATTTGCCCCATGCCGCCAAAGGTTCTATGATAAATCATTATTTCATCTGGCTCATCAGAATCATAGTATCCAAATTCAAGGGTGCCGAACTTACTCATAAAAAGCACCTCTATGTTTTCGCTTTCCGGCAATCTATCTTTCGTACTAATCCATCGTGCGCTCATAAATTTGTTTTAGTTTTTGAAATAATAATAGCGATCCTTAGTGCTACGCCGATAATGTTTTTAGCTACCATGCACCTTTGCCGTCGTCGCTTGTTACGTGCTGTTTTAAGGCTTATAGGGCAATCTATACTTTCCACAGCATCGAGTATTGCCGTATCTATATCAACCCTGTTACGGGGTATCATATCGTTTCGGTTTTAGGTGGTGTGGGAAGGGCTAAAGTCGGGATATAATGCGTGAATTTTATTGCAAACCACACAGCCGACCCATACGACACAACTTCCCATCCGTTTTCTGGATGATGGATTAAAACTTGGTCACCTGGCTTTTCTGTTCCTTGACCTGCTTTCACCCATTCCAACCCCAACACCTGCATCATCGCATCCAATACATCCCCCTTAGCGCGTTTACCGTTCTTCAATGTTTCGCCGGTCAAAAGGTTTTCACCGTTCGCAGCGGTCAGGGATAGATACTGTTGCCCATCCTTGCTTTTCTTAATCTGTAGTTTTGCTTTTTTCATTTGGATTAATTTTCACCAAAAGTAACATGTTTTTTGTATTTTCCAAACATTTTATTTATGTTTGCCTAAAATTTATAAAAATGGGAAGGAAAAAAATGGATGATAGCGCTAAGAAAATACAGATTGCTATCTATGTACTAAAGGCAGACGTTGATATGGTAGGCCGCGATCATCTACGCGATGAATTGCTTAAAAAGTCAACCGCCATCATTAAAAAGAAAAAAAATCTTTCGGCTGTGTTGTAGTGTTTACGGGCTTTCTGAAACTATTTTCGCAATAACACGAAAAAGATGTTGTTTTATTGGATAAGGTTTGTATCTTTGATTTATCAAAAACGAAAAAGCAATGAAAACTTACTTGATCCAATTCAAACAATCTAAAGCCGGAAAAACTAAACGCGCTATCGTAGACACTGTAGACCCTATTAATATTGCCATTGAAGAGGCTAAAGAGCGTTACAAAGCTAAAAGCATTATAGGGTGCCAGGAAATTTTGCAATCTGTCAGGCATTTATACGTGAGCGGTGCCTGCACGGTATTGAGGTAAACTTTGCAGGGGTGCGACTGTAACGCACAATAACTTTAAAAAATCAAAACACAATGAAAACGGAGTTTATAGAACTATCTACTAAACGGGAAATTATGAATCGACTTGAAAGCGGTGATACCCTAATGATACCGTATGTAATAAATGAAATTGAAAGGTTGGAAAATATTGTCAGAGATTATGAATTGGGGATGGAAATGGTAGCAGATAGACTTAATAATACCAGAACATACAAGACACCAAACAAATTCCCCGCTTAAATCAAACCACATGGAACCAAAAACAATTGATAGAACCAAACAAGATTTAGCAACAACATGGTTAAAATGGAATGGTAGCCGAGCTACCGAAAAGCAAATTGAAAAAACGTGCAATCAACTAACAATTCAACAACTTCAAAAACTTTGTAATGACCGCTCAATCTAATAACATGAAAGCAATCGATCCTAACAAAGTAAAAATATACGTTGAGCAAAGTGAATGCCAAACACGATACCAGCATAACCCTATACAGTGGGTTGCTCAATGTGCGCACCCATTGTTTGATGACTGCATCGAAATAGTAGTTTCTTATTCGGAAGTATCCAACCACCTACAAGCAGACGCACTAGGCAACGTAATGCACACAGTAAATTATATGGATCGGGGGGAATGGGACACAAAAGATAGACCTATGCCACTAATGGAATACATCAACAACGTACTTGGCACATCCGATTTTAATGACATGCTCACGGATATTATTAACAAGCGGGATGGTAGGTGTATTAATGTAAGTTTTGATCTTAAACCGATGTAAACATGTGGAAAGTCATCCTACTAAGTCTATACTTCTTCCTTCGCTACCACGGTAATAAAAAGGAATTTCCAAAACCAGTAAAAAACATTCAACGATTAAAAAAACCAAGATGATGAACAACAACCAACAGTTAGCAGTAACTCAACAAATGAGCGTTAGTGATATGTCCCTAATGGCTGAAACCTTCGCAAAGAGCGGATTGTTTAAAGATACCTCGGATATGGCGAAAGCCTTTGTAAAGATCCAAGCCGGACAGGAAATAGGTATTGCACCTTTCCAAGCCATGAGCGGAATACACATCATACAAGGTAAGCCCACCATTGGTGCAGGTATTATGGCAAGCCGTGTAAAAGGTAGTGGCAAGTATGATTATCGAGTAATTCAACAAGATGAAAAAGCTTGCAGCATTGATTTTTATCAAGGTAAAGAAAAGATTGGCAACAGTACTTTCACTATTGAAGATGCACAAAAAGCAGGAACGCAAAACCTCGGTAAGTTCCCAAAGAACATGCTGTTTGCGCGCGCTATTTCAAACGGGGTTAAATGGTATTGCCCCGATGTATTTACCGGCCCTGTTTACGTACCTGAAGAAATGGAAGGACTACAGCAAACGTTTGATGTGCCGCATGAAGAAGTATTTCAATTAACGGAATCACACATTTCCCACGCTGATGAATTAATTAAGAATAGCACTTTGGATGATGACGGGAAAGAAAAGGCTGCAACTGCGATTGCCAATGCGAAGAGCCAAACACAGTACAATAATTTGGTTAACCGTTTAAATGAACTGCAAAACGTACCGGCATAATGGAAGCGCTATCAGTATTATCAATTTTTGATACCAGCAAGGCACAAAGAGTGTCATTTGCTACCGATGTAATCAACCGCATAAAAGAGGGCTTAATTAGCCCTCTTAAAGCGCACATTCAGATAAAAGCGATGGAAGATATGCTTTCCAACTTGACAGACCGCAAAACGGCTACAGGTGCCGAATACATGCAGTTAGTTTTAGAAGAAGCTTATAAAGTTGGCAACAAGTTTGAACTATACAACACTGCATTCCAAATCAAAGAAACCGGCGTGAAGTACGACTATAGTAAATGTGGGCATCCTGAATGGAATCAATTAAAAAGCGAAATGATAAAGCTGGAAGAAAGGTTAAAAACCTGTGAACTATTTCTAAAGACTATACCAGCGGCAGGCATGGAAATAATGGATCGTGAAACCGGCGAACTTGTTACCGTTTATCCACCCTCAAAAACTAGCACAACTTCCGTTGCTGTTTCAATGAAATAATTATGAGTACCCAATCAATCTACGCCAACGTTGAAATGGCACGTCTTACACTGGCATTTTCGCACCTGCAAGTTGCGGTTTTTAAAATGGAACCGAACGTTAAACAAACGGTTAAAAGGGATCTTACAAACTGCATCAACTTTATCGAGCGTGCCGACGGCATTTTAAAGCGCTTCCTTACTCCGGAACAGTTAGCGTTAATGCAACAGGATACCATTAGCGATGATACCGCAATTGCAGCGTGTAGGATCATTTACGAATACTTGTCTTTACCTGCCGGAATACGTGACCATGTTGAAAAGTATGTGCAATCGCAGTACTCGGTTTATGCTAATAATAAAAAATAATTAGGTGGTTTGGGATAATTATATACCTTTACAGCAAACGTATATAAAATGCCTCGAAACAAGATACCAGTAAAGGATATAAAGTCTTTCACTTGTAAGCCGAAAAAGGAAAATTTAAATCATCTTAGGCGCAACATTTTGAAGCGCGCCAATGAAGAAGAACGATCCGTATCCTACATTATCGAAACCATATTATTAAAAGAATTTAATCCAAAACCATGAACACATTACCTCCGTACTTCGTAATTCGCCGCGACGCCAGTAGCCCGCTTTGGCAGAAATATATTGATTGGCTGAATGAAAAGTATGAACAAGAAATAGGCCATAAATTAAACGGGCACATCGGCTTTTACGGGTTCGATGGTAGATTACAATGTTGGCACAATCTATCAAGCTTCCAAAACAACCCCGTAGAACTGACCTTATCCGAGTGGGACGCAATAATCAATCCAACCATGAAACCAAACCTAGTGCCATTTACTATTTCCGCATGGAACGCCGGTGCAAAACCATTTACGCGGGACGGGCGAGAGGTGAAGCAGTTGATCTGTTTCGAAGGTATCGATAATCAATATTGTCTGTGTGGGGTGTTAGACAAACAGCACGAATCTTGGACAGTAGACGGGGAATACAGTTCGGGGGGTGAAGACAGTGACGACCTCATGCTCGAAGCGCCGGTAGTGGAAAGGTTTGCGCCCCTATATAAGAACGGCGAGATAGGTGCTTCATATCCAACATTGGAAGCGGCACAAACCACAACCAATCTAGACATTATCGTCTACATCAAAGTAACAATCAGCGGCACCGACTTTAAAGCAGAAACATTTAAAAATAAATAGAGATGAACAGCATGACCAGAGAGCAAGAAAAGCTATACGACATTCAGCGCGTGATTAACGACGCTAAGAAAGGAAGGGTTGGCGATCAGTTGGCACTAAATCTTATTGCTAAGATAATTGAAGCAGACTACAAGAACCAACCTATGGACGCTGAAATAAACTACGACAATTAATCCCACACCAAACCAATAGACCATGCTCACTAAAGAACAGCTTTTAGTACCAAGATTTGAAGTTATGATGCCTTATCCCGATAGCCAATTTGATGTTGGTGAGGTGTTGACGGCCTACGATTCGATGGTTGAATACTATGCAAAGTATCCATCAATTTTTCGCCCCCTACCATGGCATGAGAAACGATCGGTTGAGGACATGCCGGAGTATGTGAAGGCTATTTATAACGGACGCATTGAAGATTTGATCGGTAAGGAAGTTGTGATAAGAACAGCGTGGGAAATGGATCAAAAGCCGAGCCGATTCACTTATGACAGTTCTATAAAATGGGGCTTTCACGCACACATGGTTGAGATTTCCGATGCCGCCGAGTACGAAGCATTTAAAACCAAACAAAATAAAAAAATATGAGCAAGGTAACCTACGGACAATTAGTTGATGGTAAGCGAATAACATACGACGAGTTTCAGAAACAATGTGGCGCGTTATTGAAAGGCTATCTACTTCTTAAGTTCAGTCCAAAGCTGTGTAAGAAACTATACAACCAAGGGTACTCTGTTTCAGACGCCTGTAGTTTCTTAATCCTAAACGCTAAATAAAACCAAACAAAAATGAGTAAGCTACCAGAGAAGTTAAAGAAAGCTATTGATGAGATCGTTGCGATGCGTCAGTACGGGTTGCTATCGAGCCCTGATACATTCAACGATTATAACCAAGGCTGGCAGGACGGTATAGATCATGTTGAGCAGGCTATTGAGGAATGGCTATCAGAGCAGAGCGAGCCGTCTCATTATGTTTACAACATTGACTCGCACACCGTAATCAGAAAGCAAGCGTATGATAGTTGTGGTGCTGCTGAAAAGACGTTTTGGACGCCACTCTACACCCACCCATCCCCTGATGTTCCCGACACGAATGTCGGGAACATACCAGTTGACGAATCAAAGCTGCGGGAAGTGGAAGCGGAAAATGCGAGGTTGAGGGATTTGCTTTCTCAATGGCTGCACTTCGCCGATGACGTTCAACCAAGCGATGCAGCGGGTTCATTATGGCTCACATCCCTATGCAATCAAACAACCAATTCACAGCCGAAGGGCAAAAACTAAAAGAGATGGGGGGAAGAAATGAAATAAAGGTAACAACAGCAAATGCTTACTCGCGAAACAACAGCACAAATGCGCCAACTAAGCTTCATTTTTTGAATGGTGAAGAAACCGCAGCATTGTGTGGCTTCGAACACGCCTTTGCAGAGTTTCAGGGCGCAGAAAAAGTATCGCTGTTCAATGATCGCAGCATTTACCTACACTCAACAAATAGTACATACACAGCTAATATGGTATGCCAGAAATGCTTCAAAATACTGCATAACGAAAACGCAAATCCTGTTAATAAACTATAGCTATGGAATTCACTTGGTTGCCTTTGTATTGGCGAAATAAATACAATCATGAAGCTGAAAATATTAAGGCCACTGGACTTGTTAAGCTTCTGGAAGTAGCGGTCGAAGCAAAAAGCGAAATGCAAATAATATCCGCTTACTATATCCATGACACAATTGATTGGGATTTAGTAGACCATCACCACCATGTAAGTATCGATCATCTCTTAGCAAAAGGCAACGAAATATTAAAATCAAAATATCCAGTTTGATCCCATTTCCTAACCCCACAAACAAACAACAATGAAAGAACAGACCAATCCAAACGAACCAATTAATCCAATAGTACACCCCGCTAATGATATGACAGCAGGCGGCGTAGAGTACAAGGGATTGTCAAAACGTGAATACTTCGCAGCAATGGCCATGCAGGGGTTGTGGCAATCAAATCCTGACCAATCATACGACAACTATGATCAAATAGCATCAATGTCCGTACAACAAGCCGATGCCCTCATTAACGCCTTAAACCAACCAGCAAACGGACTTACCGCCCTCGAATGCGGCATAGCAATTAAAACCAATAAATAAGAAAAAGATGGGAATGAAACCAGTAAAGAAAGCATGGCGGCTAAACCCGTCTAAAATCGACGAGGAATGGTACTATAATGATACTGTTGTTTATGCCGATGGTGAGAAAGAGGCGCGGGTGCTCATGTTAGACGAGGTTAAGCATACAAATTTGGAATTGCTTTCGGGGGAAGAACCTAACTACATAACAATCCCCATAAAAAGGGAGAAAAACTGGGACAAGTTCTTATATGAAGGACGCGAGCTCACCCTTCATGAGATTGAAAAGTTTATGAGGGCGGCAGATCGGATGACGGCACTGAATCTAATATTGGCAAACTCTGACATTGACTGGTGCTATATTATGAAAGGTAGCTATTACTACAGGGACAATAGCTCAGGGTATTCAGAGTATGTATTAAATGCAGGCGTTTACGATAAGGCTCGGGCAGTATCAGAGGCAAGAAGCTGTGAAGAATTAACGGTTATACCGATTGAAATTGAAAAGCACAATGCAAACATTCTTAGTGAAATAAATCGTTTGTCTAGTCGAATTATTATACCACTTAAAACCACCACCACATGAAAACATTGAAAGACTTGGCTCGTGATGCAGCCGATAAGTACTACGAAAAATTAAGCGATGAAAGGCAACACCCAGCACGATACGAGGGCTATCAAGACGGTTTTTTAGCCGCCTTAGAGCATCCTTCACAAGTTGAGGGGGATTTGGTGACGCTGAAAGAATCGATGATAAATAACCTCGAAAAGCATGGTGATGAAAAGATGGTAGTGATTGGGTCACATGGTGCTTTTTCAGGAAAGGAATTGGCAGAACAGATTAGGAATAATACAGAGATTGGACATCGCCAAATTTCTTGCATTGTATTACTTGCTGTTGATCTTTTACGAAGGGGTAAAATAGGTGATGCCCACGCCGAACAAGAGGCGATAGCTACACTGCAATGGTTAGCAAGGACGCCAAAAGCAAACGATTCATTGATGAACGGGCATTACCAAGCCGATCAACTATACCACCTCTTCAAAGCGGACACCGCGAAAAACCAAAAAGGATAATTATGAACGTAAATGAACTAATGATCGGCAATTGGGTAACATTCCCGCACGGTAACGATGTAGTCGAAACTATTTCCTTTAGTGACGATGACCCCGACACGTCGCCTTATTTTCATACTCACGCAATAGATGGACATCACCCAGAAGATATTCGCCCCATCGAATTGACGCCTGAAATCTTAATGAAAGCGGGGTTTACAGCATCAACAACTGATAATTCATATTGGAAAGCAGATTACAGCATTTGGTATGAAAAGGGGATTTGGATGTTTGCGGTAAGCATTGATGGGGGTGACACCGATGGGCGGTTAATAGTATCTAAGGTTGAAGCCGTTCACCAGTTACAAACCCTGTTTTTCTGTTTAACCGGCACCCACCTTACAATAACACTTTAGAAAGATGAAAAAAGCAGATCGTGAAAAGGTATTCAACAAGTACGGTGGTAAATGCGCCTATTGTGGATGCCAGTTAGTAAAAGGTTGGCACGTTGACCATTTAGAGCCGGTTATTAGGCTAACCAAGTCGATAGGCAACACATATCAGCATAAAGTAACCGGCGCGATTGCAACGCCAAGGGATGCGCAATCCGATACGTTTTTAGAAGAGTTCGAGTGGGTTGAAAGAAAAGTAGTGCCTAATGGTTTTGAGAAGCCGGAACGTGATTGCATGGAAAACTATATGCCTGCCTGCGCAAGTTGCAACATCAATAAACATAGTGCAGATTTAGAATCATTCAGGCGGCTAATAACTGGCTTTATGAAGCACCTAAACGAGGTAAGCACACAGTATAAGATTGCCAAACGCTACGGACTGGTAGTTGAGGAAACAAAGCCAGTAGTATTTTATTTTGAAACACTTTAAAACGTTAGCCACGAACGGCTGAAAAAGAATATGGAAATATTACACAGCAATATGTTGCTACCCGAGCAGGCTGTTGTTATTGGTGGCACCATGCACTGTGGAACTGTTGTGTTAGTCACGTTGTTTGCAGAAACCGGCACGGAAGCGAACAAAGAAAAGTGGAAACACGAGCCATACAAAATGATTTATAATTCATTCGGTGACTTTGACAAATGCACTAGAGTTGCAATAGACTGGGCGCGTTTTAAAGTTGAATCATCAATTAATAAAATCTTTGCAAACCAATTTAACTAACCACTCAACCAATCGGAAATCCCGAACGGTTGTAAAATGAAAAAGAAAGATGAGCAATCAAACAAAAAGGAAATCGGTTTATACCGAAAAGTACAAAAAGGGGTCAGCCACATTGCCAGCGAAATCTATAATAGAGTTTTTAAAAGAAAAAGGTGTTGTAGTGTATATTGTTGAAGCTGGTAGAAATGATGATGATACAGAACATCTAACGATTAAAATAGACGGCATCCCCCAATAACATCTTGATTAACTAACCACTAAAAACGCCGAGAGGCAAAAGAAAAAGATTATGGAAGTAAAAGACGCTGGTATCATGTGCGACAATCCACAATGCGATTGGTCAGACTATACAATCAAGAATAGTGAAATGGAACAGTACATTAATACTGCCTGTCCTAAGTGTGGTGAAAATATCCTGACACAATCCGATCACGATCAGTTCCAGCAATTCATAAAGAGTATGGCGGCAATGCCAGAACCGGAACAAAGTGCTGATGAACAAATGTGGGGCGGCAAGATGCATCTACACAATGGTAAGCTTCAGTTGTTCAACGATGATAATTCAGAGCCTACTGAATTGATATTCTATCTAACGCATGACCTGCTATTAGAGTATGGTTTTGAATTCGGAACATTCGGATTGCCTAAGAAGATGGAAAAGGGAATAGCTGCCTATAATAAGGACTATGAAGTGCCGTATACAGGTACAAAAATGAAGTTTGGACTAATACCACTGGGCGACAATATTCATTGGGGATTGATGCTGTATGACGTGGAAACCAAAAGAGCATTGTTAGCCAGTTGCATTTCCAAATTCTCACAGCTTAGAGCATCGTGGCTGGGGATCACCTTTACTGAACTTGAAAAGACACTATCCAATAACTCACCCGTTAAAACAGAATAAATGCAACAAAGAGAAATAAGGTTCAGGGCTTACCATCCAGAACTAAAAAAGATGTGGTCACCCGAATTGAGAACGGCATGGGAAATGTTACGCGATGCAACCGATGCGGGTGCTATTGTCATGCAATTCACCGGACTAAAGGACAAGGCAGGGGTGGATATTTATGAGGGGGATGTGGTTAATTACGCAGTTAAGAAAAGGCTGTGCAATTGTAAAGATGAAACAGATTTGTTTTTAGGTATAAATAAATTTTGTCCCAACTGCGGGAAGGAAGTTACCAATAAAGACTTTGTTACTACATGTAAAATAGATTTTAGGAAGGGAAGCTTCGTTTTACATACAGACCACGATAATGGATATTATCAAGCATGGCCTACCTATATAGCCGAGGTATATATAGAATGGCTTGAGGTCATCGGAAACATTCACCAGCACCCCGAACTTTTAAAACCGTAATCATGCAACAAAGAAAGTTAACCATCGCAGATTTGGCACCGTACATCGCACACGGATTGAAATGTAATTATTCCGCAGGTATGCACTACGGGACAGATTGTAAAATACTCGGACTAGACGCCGATGGTGTGAAATTAGAAATGCCGCTGGAATGGCTTGTGTATAGTCAAATACAACCCCTTCTACGTCCGCTCACCCAATTAACCCAAACCATCACACACAATGGTGAAAGCTTTGTACCGGTTGAAAGGCTGTTTTGCTTACGGTATACAAGAGGTGCGTTTGACATTTTGGCACTAAGCAGTAATGAGACTGTTCATAAAATGGAAGTGGCGTGGGATAAAGTAAGATCGTCTGTTGATACTTTTTATTTGAACACTACCGATATGCATTTTGGGTACGTTTCTCAAAAGGACGGGAACCATAAGCGTTTACCGCATCAGCTTGCAATGTTTCAATTACTTTATTCCTGGCATTTTGATTTAACCGGACTCTTGGAAGCCGGGCTTGCAGAACCAATAGAAAACTAAAAACCGCGAGGTTATCGCCATTTCTAGGAATATTTACAAAGCGCACCGCAACAGCAATAGACATTAAAAACAATGGAACAATACCGGATAGAATATCAATTCGATACATCAGGAAGCACTAAAGGACAGTGGCGTAACTGGAACCACAAGAGGTATAAAAGCATTCGCCGTGCATTACAAGCTATTGATGCAATCCGAATATCGAACGGCAACGCTGGCAAAGTGTACTGGAATAATATTTTCGAGTATGACTATTGCCTTCATTTCCGAATCGTACACTATTACGGACATTAAAAAAGCGCGGATAAAACCGCGCCTTTCTTTTCCTATAACCTACCCTTATACTTCTTCGCTCGGTGGCACTTCGTCTGCGTTCAGGTCGTCCGTTCCACTTTGCGCTGCTTCAATACGAGCAAATGCCGCATCCATTTCAGGCGTGCTATTGCCAGAATTGTCATAAGCGGTTTTAAGCGCCTGTACTTCTTTAAGAATCTTTTCTGCCTTGTCGGCTGCTGCGACCAGCTTGGCTGTTTGTTCTGCTTGTGTTGCCATAATGCTTTTGTTTTGTTTTACTATTTTGATTAGAAAAATAATGACCACGATAATTAACCCTATAATTATTGCATCCATAAATCAAATATAGTATTTTCGGGGCAAAAAAATATTATGACAGTACAACAATCACACGTTAATTTATTGGAATGGGCATTCCCTTTGCCAACCGGAATGGAAGAAGGTGACACAGATTTTGAAACCTTTAAATCCAGTTGTACCGCCACCGTTATTGATGAAGTAGCAACATTGACGGATATTGTAAATGAGCAGCCAGTACCAACCAATTACAGTACGGACTTTATGAGCCGTGGTACATGGTATCTGGTACATTTGGGCATCCTGTATATATGGCTTTCTACTCCGTTTGGGCCGTTGATTCCTCAAGTTGATTAGAGTCCACCCAATCGGCTAAATCTTCCAGTCCGTTTGCCTGAATCCAATCCGAAAACTCTTGTCCGGTCTTGTATCGTTGATAGCGCCTTTCCATTCTAAAATGGATGCCGTCAAACCTTACAAGATCGGGCATTTGTATTACACCTACTTTGAGAAAGTCCGGCGTTTGTTTATTGAGTGAGTCGAAATAGCTAGTGTGCTGGCTTCCTACTTTTGCGGGGAGTAATGTCACCAATAATATCACTACTAATTTCTTCATCTTTTGACATTATTAACAGCTTAGAGAAAGTCTGGTAATTTTTGATTTGTTCTTTTGCATCTTCGTTAGAGTCCTTAACCGCTTGTAAATTTAATTCTTTTTGAACATCTAATTTAGTCTGCAAATCCAACCGCATAGCTTCCTTGCTATCAATTAACTTATAAATTATGCCACCACCTGTGGCCACCACAAAACAAATAACGCCACAAAGTACTTTTATTATAGCAATGTGGGTCTTTTTGTCCAACAGTTTTACTGTGTCCTCGCTCAATCCTGTTGGTAAACTCACCCGCTAGCATTTTGGTTTTTAATAAATTGTAGCAAATGTAATAAATACCGTAGAATTTCTTTTATACTTAACGATCCCCACTGAAATCCCAACCGAATAGTTTTATCAGTTGGTTTACGCCGAAATTAGCCACTACAAGCCACCTGTTGATAGTGGATAGCGTAGCCTCTGGTATTTCGGTAATATTAGGTGCTGCAAGCGCCCAAAATGCCGTTAATGCTAGGAATATGCGGAATGCCCAACGCGCTGCCATTGGTGTTGGATTGTTCAATTGTCCCAGTCCGAAATGTACCGTAGCCCCTTCGCGCTTTGCTTGTTTTTCTGTTAAGTCTGCCATAGTATTTTTTAATTTCCTTCTACTGTAAAGTTGTCAATCCGATTGTTACCGCACGAAGCAGGATTTGCACAGACACTAGATGTACCGCGCTCAATAGTGATTCTTATTTTGAAGTTTGCATTATTGTTAGCGGCAGATATTGCTGTAAAGTCTAAGGTTTCAACCGCTGCCAACACAGAAGAAATACTAATATTCCTTAGCAACGTATAAGTGCTACCATCCGTTGAATATTCTACTTTCTGATTTTCCGCACCGCTGCCGCTTCTGAATACTTCGTACTTCGCTATAATGCCCGTGCGCCCCGTTGTTGGTACGTTAAAAACTAATGTGGTTCCGATAGGGTTGTTTATCCGTACATGCGTTAATGCAGCATCCCCATTCCTTGCATTCAGCCCCGCGAACGTTTGGCCGGTGTTGCTGGTCATTTGTATAAATGTATTCGGCCCCCGTGTGTAGGTAATGGTTCCGGTGCCACTTGTTGCAGTAAGTTGAGCAAAGGAATCGGTTACTACATTAAAGTTCCAATAGTGCATCAATGTCAGTGGTACAAATGGCGGCGGATCTGGCGGGGTTAATTCACCCGTCCAATAAATTGCCGGTGATGTTGATCTGTATGCAAATGGTTTTCCATCGCTACGGAAACGAATGATTTTAGCATCCCTCACAGGGTTGTAACCATAGGTGGTATCCATTCGATAACGCTTTATTTGCATAAAGTACTTCGCATAATCAGACCACTCAGCGTATGAAGTAGTATCGTACCTGAATTTTTGCTCGGCGTAATCCACCCTACGCCCAACCCATACCGTACTATCTTCTTCCCAAGCACCGCTATTATAGATCAATGAAGTAAGGCTATCAACGTAACCGTCAATATAACCCAAGCTAACACGGTGGCTTTTCCAATGGTTTTTATACGCCGCAGCAAAATATGGATCGGTCAAAAGCTTTGGCCACCAAAAGTCTAAAACGGATGGTAGAAATTCCGGCTGCGCGTCTTTTCTATTGCCGTAAGCCGCATCATAGTCCCAAGCGGGGCCGCCATATATCTTATCGTTGGTAACGTAGTGATACCGGCTATTGAAGTCATAAACACTACCTAATTCATGTGTCAGCAAGTAACCAACCATTGACGGGACATCCATGTACTTACGATAGCCATTTACAGTATCTGTAAGATCGCCCAACATAATTAACGAATCGAGGTGGTTTATAAATTTCCGCAGATACACCGCTTGCTGAACATTCATATCTTCTGGCTTAGGATATTTCACCAACACGCCGCGAGGTGTACTAACAGGGAATAGTATAACCGTATCTGCTGGCAAAGCTGGCCCTGTTTCCAGTATGTAGCCACCCGCCTTTACCTTTGCTGCTGTAGTATCTGTAATTGAAAGCTTTGGTATAGGCACACGTGTTGCACCGCGCTTGATGCTTTCCGAAAAGGTGTATAGCCCAATCGGCTCATTCGTTACTTCATCGCCCCAATAGATCAAAACCTTCACACAACGAGCGCCCCAATTACCCATAGCATTTGCGGCGTAGAAACCCATCATGTTTCTGATATGGCTACCGTCGAAAGGTTCAGAAAATAGCCTGAAATCTTTACCAGACGGCCACCCAAACAAAGCTTTGTCATTATCCGCAGAATCCGGCAAAATCAAATCAATGTTGTAAGGCTTTTTCAATTGATCGCCTGTTGAATTACCTGCCCTTTCAAGCAATACGAAGCCGTCATAAAGCGAATCGGGCAGATAGCTTGTGCTATACGTACCGCTTGCATTCACGATCTTCATTGTACACTTTATCTTCACATCCTTTACAGGATCTTGCGGCCCGATTGCAGGATTAACAGGCTTTATATAAACCTTTGGAATACCCGATTGCGCATACGGTAATACCTGACCATATAGCGCAACCGGAAGTAATAAAAGTATTGTTATTAATAATCTCATGTTATGGTGTTAATACGGTTACTACTCCTGCTGGGCTTTTTGCTTTCAATTTCCCATCAGCGGAATCAACATATAATGTCATTCCCGTGCTAGGGTTTGGTGGTGCGTTCATAGGACTTAAATGCATCGAACCATTGACATCTAAATAGCTTTCGGGTGTGGTTGTATTGATGCCTACGCCACCATTTTCATCAATGTACATTCTGGTTAATACGCCTGTTCCGAAACTGTTAGATGTTCCAAACATCATGCGTGTACCGTAAGAACTTGACCCCTTAACGTAAATACCGGCTTGCGCTTCATTAACGTTGTTTCCTGCTGCTGCAAAGGTGATTCCGCCGCCTGACTGATCCGTTGTAGCTTTAAGGTGAATGGTTCCTTTTACTATGCCGGGATTTGAAATGTTCCAAACCTTTGCAACGTCCGACATAATACTACCATCAGAAGCTAGTTGTAATGGTGCAAATCCACCCGTTATGTCGTGGAAAAACAAGCCAATGCCCGTACTCGCACCGTCGCCAGCGCTAAAAATTGAATAGGCATGACCAGCCGAAAGGGTTGCATCAAGGTTTAAAGCTGCCCCAAGTCGCCCACCAGTACCTAGCGAATTAATACGCAGCCCACTTTCATAAGATCCATTCATTTCACTTGGCACAAACGTGTAACCCAACCCGCTATACTTTACATTGGTTTGCAGGAAAGCACCGCTACCACCATTTACTTGGTAATCCCCAGCACTACCGGCAGGCGCGGCACCACCACCACCACCGGCTGCGATCATATCTTGCACCAGCTTAAAGTATGGTATTGAATTTGCTACTTTCGGATAAGTAGTATCGCCAATTGTGAGATTGGAAAATAAAGAATCGGTAGATCCACCACCCAATGAAACGTATTTCAGGTTGCTGTTTGCTGTGCCGCCCTGATACATTGCAAGCTTTCTAGTGCCGCCGGAATCAATCCAATATGCATTCGATTGGTTGCGGTAAGCCAACGGGTTATTACTGGCGTTATTGGCCTGTGACAAGCTTGTAAATGGCGCGCCGCTGGTCTGTGTTAACCTGTAGTCGATGTTCTTTGGTGCGGTTATGTTCAGGCTGTTTGGATATGGCCCAATCTGTGCCGATGCAGCAAAGGAAAACAGTACAAGTGCTAAGAATATGATGCTTTTCATGTTATTGCTTAAATATTAATGTAGGTAATTCAGTTTCGTATTTTGTTCTGTATTGGCGTGAACCGGAAACCGTGAACGCGCTAAACACACCATCCCCACCAATTGGATCAGAATATCCATCCGGTAATTGTACGGATTGTTTTTCCGGTTCAGATATTGGTTCCTGTATAATGTACCATTGCGGCCCCGATGAAGGAATGGTTAACGTATAATTAGATCCGCTTGATATATTAAACGGCGTGCCATTCGCTACCATAAACGATTCCGAGCGCACAGTATCCGTGCTTTGTAGATAGTAGTAGCCTGTAGCCGATCCTGCTGCCGGTATAACTGTTGCACTAGCCGCAATGCTTGGCGTGTAAAGTAATGTTTGAGCGGTTACGCGTACATCATAGGATTGTCCATTGGTTAAGCCTGTAATGGTGTAATTTTCGGCGCTTCCTTCATAAACAACGGTGCCGTCACGCTTAACAATGTAATTCATTGCGGTGCCGGGGTCATTAAACGGTGCATCCCAAACAAGTGCAATTGAATTATTTTGTGGTGTTGCCACAAAATTTAGTGGCGCGCCAAGTACATGCTCATTCCGGTAGGTTATAAATTCATCAACCTTCGCCGTCATTAAGTTGTACGGCTCATCATTGTAAATCGTTACATCGTCCGTTAATGTATCAACCGGAAGCGTTCCAATGCCTGTAGTTGTTGCAATGCTGTTGATCGTTGCCCGAAAGCTAATAATGTCTGCCGCAAACCATTTATCCCCCCTGTTGAGGCTTAAAACAGGTTCAGGATCAATATAAGTATCTGCATTTGATTCGTAAAGCAGGTTATTGATAGCATCAATCATGCTATTCACCTCATTATGATACGCTTTTGATACCCCGTTTACTTTTATCGGTATGTTTAGTAATTCCATTTATGATAAAATTATGGGTAAAGAATCGCCAAACATCCAATAAGAAGGAATTGCATCGCAAACGGTTATGTATAAGAAACCATCACCAAAAGAATCATCAAAGACCAATGTTTTTGTTACCTCGTCCTGTGTGACTACGGCGGTAACATTTTCTAACGGTTGGGCGTTCCAGCGATAGGAAAGTATTTCATAATCCTGCAAAAAAGAACCATCAATAGTATCGCTTCCTGCCGCAATCGGTGTGCCTGCATTTGTGATCGGCATATTCGGAACTTTATCGCCCCCATCGCCAAACTTGAAACATAAAACTTTTGTACCGTATAAGGCCATTATTTCAATTTTATCAAAGTGTTCAGGATTGGAATACTGTATAAAGCCGTCATGTGATCTAAAGGAACCGTTAAAATCCCAATTATCAACAAATATAGTATTTAAGTAGCTTAGTAATGTAGCGAAATCAGCATAATAGTTTAGCAAAGGGTATGCCGTTTCAATTCCATCAATCGTAAAGTTGAGTGAACCGATCCAAATACCTGCATTTGGTATGTTATCCGTGTCAACCACGCTCAACCATACCGGCACATTATTAACATCACTGCTGTGAATGCACCCGCAAATCCCGATCGATACCCTGTATTCTGCTACCATTAGTCTGTTACTACGTAAGCCCCTGCATTGGTGAAGTATGATAAATAAACCTGTGTACTAACGCCCGGCGGCGCGGCTGGTGTTTGTCCCGAAATATTCAGATAGCCAACCGCCCTAGCTGCGGCATCCCATTGATTATCCAAGTAAGCAACAAACGGTAAGAAATCCGAATCATCCAACGTACCACCGGAAAAATCAAAGTAAGTGACTTTTGTTGGGAATGAATCAAACCATGTAGTTGTGCTAAACGAACCAACCGAGCCTTTTATGGTTATGGCTGTAAGGTTAGGCGTCATTGTGTCGTAATCTACAAAACGATCATTGTGCAATAGCGTTAATGCGGTATTTCCTTCGATGTATAATTGCTCTAATGATGTTGGCAATAAAGTCGGCCCCTTAAAGTCTTTAAGGCTGTAAGGAATAGATGGATCAGTAGCGCCATAATTCAAGAACACAATATTATCATTGTGCCATACGGTGAAAACGGGCTGCTCGGTATTTTGGGCGTATTCATGTGATGGATTTACGCCCCCTCCAACGTTTTGGATGCGCTCAATAGTCCCATCCCCCCAATCAATAACGATATTAGTACCGGCAAAGCTGAACTGGTTGTAAGTCTGCGGGTATCCAACATCGGGGCCGATCAGTTGGTTGTCGAAGGACTTAAACATGATCTCAACACTCATTGCCGTATGCCGGTCGTTACGTCCTTTGGTGTATGTTATGCTATTATCCCCTGCGCTGTAAACAAAGGAACCTTTTAAGCCCAATGTATTTGCGTAGGTCGCAATCGGTGAAATGTCTGCCGATGAATTAACCACTTTTGCACCTGACAACATTTCGTTATTGCCCCCAACCATGCGCACAAAGCTAATCATGTAAGGGTATGATGTAGGAAATTCGTATCTAATGGTACTATCCCCAAATAAAGACAGGCTATCAACGTTCTGTTCCAGTAAAGGGAAACGAACTGTCCATGTAGGGTACATTTCATGCGTTTCTATTTCCGGCGCTTGGTTGGGCTTTCTTACAAATTGCTGCCCGTTTATGGTGTAGTAATCGCAGCGCAAAGCATTGGCCAGTCTTTGTTGAAACCAACGTGCCGCACCTAACTTAGAATCCCACAAATGACCAGATACAAGTTCATGCGAAAAACTCATGTCCGAATAAGGGATTGAGGTTTCCCCCTGTTGCCCTGTGAAATCAGTATCTTGGTACTCTATCCCAACCGGCGCAACGTAGCCAATAACACGTAAGCAGAAGCGCGGGTTTAAGTCCCACCAAATATCATACCTGCCACTATCACTATGTTCATATTCAACCAGTACACTTTCATCATATTGATTCCGTACATCGAATAATTCAGAACGGTAATAAACCTCATCAACACCCTCAACGGTTTTTGCTACCACGTAGTATTTGCCGTGGTTTAAGCCCAAATCAGTAAACGCAAACCTGTAACAATAGGTACTCATTTGCACGCCGTCTATGAAATCACCAAGCTTATAAACAGTATCATAGGGCGTTATCGTGGCCACTTGCTGCGACTGACAATTGTAAAGCCAAACGGTTACTGTATTCACGTCCGGTATGCGCAACTGCATTGATATTTCATCCGTTAGTTGCCACGGTTGGCAAAAGTTCAGATCCTTTCTTTCATGTGGTAAACGGGTTTCGTAATCAAGCCCGTCATTGTAGGTATAGCCGATATATTTGCCGCTCAATCCTGCCAATACTACTGGCAACAGGTAAGGGAAGCCGCCGGAAGTAACCTCTGGGAAGATTTTAACCAATCTTACAGGGTTCATTAGGCTGTACTTCATTATATTCGGCATGTGGCAAATGTAATAATAATGTACTAGATTTGTATTTCTCATCAGGGGTAATAGATAAAAGCAGGCCGGTCGTTCCATGACGGCCTGTTTTGTTATAAATACCCAACCCCACTCAAATCAACCCCATTCAATACCTGACCTTCGTACTCAATACTATTGCGTTTTGCCGGTAGTTGCCCAATACGATTAGGAAATGACTTTATTTCCGTTCCGTCCGGTTGCACAATGGTAACGTAGCCATTGGGGTTAATGTTCATCAACTCATTAAAATCATTTGGCACCTGCAGTTCAGCTTGTGCCAGCATCGGTAAATAAATCGGCTCAATGCCGGTAAATGGTGCATAGTCTTTCAATGGCAGCATAAGCCCCAATGATTCAACAATAAGTTCACCCGTTGGCAATGTTCGCGTCAAATGCTCGTTTTTCTTAGACGTTTGGAAGGTTATTTTCTGCCCATCACGCAAATAAGTCATCATAGCAATACGCCCACCGTTACGCAGCATCCTTAGTTTTGGCGTCTTATCCAAATTGTATGCCGTTGTGGTCGCAAATATACCCTCGGTATTACCTGCGTTATTAGGCCGGTACAAGTTGTAAACCTTTTCGAACAACGGCACATTATCCCCATATTGCCCTGTATCGTTGATGTTATAGTAATCATCCATTGATATAATGAATACTTCCTTGTCAGCAAGGTTGTCGGTTGTTGTTTTATTGGTCAGGTTAGCGCGCAAAGCCTCGATGCCGGTATAGTCACAACGGAAATCAGTAACCAAATCTATTTCCCCCTGAATCCTTACAAATGGCAGCTTCCATTTAACAGTACCGTTCGGCTCATCCTTACCGTTTAATGTCTGGTTATCTTGGTCGGGCTGTCCTATGCTCAACATATTTCCCCGCTGCGAATAATCCCCCACTACGCGAAAATTAGACACGTTAGCGGCCTCAATCCTACATATCTCGAATGAAGGGTTATAAAAGAATGATAGCGGCTCTAATCGCACCTTACCGCCCTGAATGCCTAACCCCATCTGATATTCTACCGCCAGATGTTTGGCCATTTGTGCAATCGTTACCGATGCTTTCGGGTCAGCAAATCCCCGCAACGCATCCCCGCATGTAAACAGATCATTCCACGGCTTAGAATCCCATACGCGAATAGCTTGATTAGATAAGAAATCAGACTGGAAATTGCTGCCGTATGTACCCGTTACCATGTAGAACAATTCCAAACACGCCGCCCAAAGGCGCATTCCCATTACTGTAGAACCGGGCAAACGAAACTTAGATGAAACGGATAGTTTCCCCTCGGTGTTGCCAAACTGCATTGTAGTTACATCACCCTCACTTCCTGCCGTACACTCAAAACGATAGGCCATGTATAAGCGGTATCCTTTAAGCATGTTTATAGTAGGCGTAGAAGCATCAATAATACAGGTATTGGTGGTTGCCTTTACTACGCTGCTACTGGTATAAATAGTATGCGTTATTAGCGTCGGGTTGCTTTCAGGGCCACAATACACCTCTACTTTTATTCGTACTTCTGGATTGTTGGAAGCCCCAAATAGATAGTCAACCGTTTGCTTTAGGTTCAGCACTACGTCCATCGGTTGCAAAGCTTCCATGTAGTAGTTAGCTTCCGCTGCCGTGCCGCCAAACATCGTATTAAACGTAGGTGAATTGGTGATCGCTACCGGAAAGTCTCCATCATCAATAGTATGTGCCGATAGTAACGTATGCGATAAGAACGGGCTGGGCATTACTGGCTGCGTATCTTCAATAACAAGCCAGTTATATTGCCCCTGTAGCCGCACACCATCCATGTAGCAGTACGTTGCATCATTCTTTAAACGCAACTCATAAGGGACGTTTAAATTGGCCTTAATCACAGCATCCAATCCCCCTGCTTTCGTGGCTAGTTTTATTTTCCCAAATTCAGGCTGGAATGTTGATAGGTCAATATCTGAAACAAAGTATATTTCATAAACGCCGGTGCCGTCGATAGGCTTTCTACATTCTAACTGGAACTGTGCTTCTTCGCCCTGTGTATAGAATACTTTTTGCGCAATCCGTAGTGCATCGCTGGTTAGTTCCGTTTCTTCTGAATACTCGGTAAAGATACCGTGCAATTCAGGATGGCGCGCCCACCGACGTCCCTCTGCCGCATACGATGGAATGCCTTTTAGGTCAAATACGGGGTCTTGTTGTTCAGGATTCACAGGCGCGCCCAACAACTGCACATCATTGCCAATTGCAGCATAGTAGTTGTTTTCATCCCTTCGTAACCGTAAAATATAGTAGTCGCTCATTATTTATGTACCCAATCTGTGTTGTGAGTGCCGAACATCGGCGAATGTGTTTTTTTGTTAGCGCTATACATCAATGCAATCTGCCGCTTATTGTCTTCATGCAACTTCGCTAATCCTTTCTCAATCCCTTTCGTATTCGTACTATTGCCCCCAACGGACGCAATTAATTGTGGTGTCAACATCGCGTAATACTGTGATGCCATAATTTGTTCTGATGGGATTACCGCGGTATGTTTTGGCAGATCTTTTATCTGTGGTGATGTTACAACATACGGTGCTTTGTTAGGCTCAAAAACGTATTCCCTTCGCTGCGGATTGTCACCAATTTTTGCCTTGCCGCCTATGTGGTCATCGGTTCCGGTTGCGTAACTTGGGATAGGTGTAGCTGCTGCTACTGCGATGGATGCCGCTGCCAATACGCCTCGCACAATGTATTCTGGTATTGATGACGCCTGTAATACGAAATTCACGCCCTGAATAGCCGCCAATGCAATATTAATAGCCTTTTGCCTTTCAGCATTACGCCTAAATTCTGCCCTTGCCTTTGCCTCAACTATCGCTTTCTTTGACGCTGCCTTTGCCTCGGCCTCATCAGATAACCGCTTCTTTTCTTCCTTGCTATTGTAAGAAGCCTCAATTGCCGCTAATTCCTTGTCCTTGTTCTTATCAATTTCTTCACCTTCCTTTCGGTAGGCATCCATCTTTTTGTTGTTGATGGCTGTGAATATTTCGCTAATCTGATTTACAGCGGCGGCAGCAAGTTCTGTTATTTCTCTGATCTGCCTTTTATCTTCATCGCTAAACCCAAGCGCATCTACACCCTTTTTGCCGCCTTTTTGCGTTAATTCACCGCGTTTTACTTTTAACTCATCTAGCTTTTTTATGAGTGCATCAATCTGTTTTTCATTGGCAACACCTTCAATTTCCAGTAACTTAATACTTTCTTCAATGTATTCTATTTGGCCATCCAGCTTGGCCTTAAAATAATCATTGGATAGGGTGCGCAATTCGGCATCGGCCTGCTTTTGAGTGATCTTGCCTTTTTCTAGTGATGACTTTACATTTTCTACATCTTGCTGGTACTTTTCAGCCGCCTGAATGTTTAGCCTATCCAAGTTGCCTAAAACATAATTCACTTCTTCATCGCTATACTTAGCAATAATTGCTTTGGTAGCTTTTGCCTGTTCTTCTATTGCCTTTATCTCATTCAGATCGGATTGTTTCCGTAGCGTAGAAATTTGCTGATTAAGCAAGTCCTTTTCTTCCTGCGTTTTGGCTTTTTCTAAGGCTTGTTCACGTTGCCTTATTTCGGCATCATTCAGCACCTCGGCGGCATCTAGTTTCAACTGATAATATTGCAAGGTCGCATCCAATCTTTCGCGCAGTCCGGCCTTTTCATTATCAATGGTCATCTTTTGATATTCGGCGTCGATCTCGAATTGCTTTGCAGCTTCCTGTGCTTGAGACAATGTTAAATCCTGTGCTATTTTCAGTATTTCGGCGCTATTATCCTTTTCTTTTTTGTCTTTCGGATCTTTCTTTACATACAACTTCCCAATCTTGCCTTGTGAATCTTGAATATCCTTCAATAGCGCGTCCTGTGCATTACGGTTGTTCTTAATTCTTTCATCCAGTTCTTCTTTTTCCGTTTTAGTAGTTTCTTCCAGTTCTTTTTTACGCAGCTTGGCAATACCTTCATTTGTCAATGGTTCTAAAAACGGATTGCCTTTAGCATCGCGCTGGTTTATGTTTTGTACTGGATTTGGATCGGTACTTTCGCGCTGTATGGCTTCTTTACGCGCCTTTGCATTTTCATCAATCTGCTTTTTCTGCTGTTGCAAAGCAAAAGTTTCACGCTCTATGCGCTTTATTTCTTCCTGCCTAACCTCGATAGAAATCTTTTCCAGCAATGCCGCCGTTATGTCCTTATAAGCTTCTGCCGCTTTACCCGCTGCAATAGCTTCAGCAGTAAGGTTGCCCAAATAGCCGGGGTATAAATCCTGTAGCTTTTTAGCTGCTTCTAATCGTGCATTTTGACTTAGTGCCGTATTTGTAGCCTGTGCATAAAGTATCTTTAATTGGCTCGTTTCGTCAGCTATAGAATCATTTACCCGCTTAGTGGTTTCTTCCAATTCCTTTTGTGCATCGGCTAATTTCTTAGCAGCATCTTCACCATCGGAAAACGCATCAATGATTTTACCACCAAATAAAGTGAGTAATAGAACGCCAACCGTTAGAAATGTATTAACTGAAAATAGCGATGCCCCTAAGCGCTTCAATACGCTGGGTTGTGCTGCCGCCGCGGTTGTAGCTTCCGCAGTTGCTACGGTTTGCGCTTCCAATGCAGTAGTGGCTTGTAAGCTGGTGCGTGTTGCCGTAGCTGTTGCCGCAATTTGCACTTCAATAGCTGCTACTTGTTCCGCAGTTGCGCCTGCGTTAAGTAGTGTTGTACGCGTGTCTGCGCTCGTTGCCGCACTTGCCGCACCTGTAGCCCTAACCTCTGCCGTTTCTGCCGCTACAACACCACGTATTGCCGCCGCTTGGTCTGCACTGGCACCAATAGAATTGATTACCGTTTCAACCTGCCCTGACAAAGCATCTTCCGCAGCACTCGCAGCCACACCGGCACTTTGTTGTATTGCCGTTTGTTTGGCTAGTTCTACATTCGATGCCGCCGCAATATCTTTCAATTCCTTTAATCCGGCGTTCGTCTGTTGTATCTGATCGAATAGAGTAGGAAGGTTATTGGATATTGCTAGGAAAAATGTATTTAGTGATACCGCCGCCGATGGTGCTTCCCTCAATATCTGTTGCACGGAATTACCAAACCCATCGAAGCCGCTTTTGTAGTTACCTACATTGCGCTGAAATTGTCCTACTGATGCATCTGCCGCTTTAAGCTTATTGGACAGCTCTAATGCCGTCTTAGTGGCCTCTATGGTTATTGGGCTACCAGCACCTAACTGTAAATAATAGTTCTTTGCCCGTAGTGCCGCATCGTTGAACGCTTTTGATAACGTCCCGTAGTCGTTTATTAATTCGGCGTTGATCTTCGCTTCTTGCTGTGCTGCTTTTTCTGCTGCCCTTGCTGCCGATTCACGTTGTTTTGTTTCACGTGTAACACGGCGCTCATAAGCATCGAAAGCCTTTCCCCTCTGTTGCTGCAAACGAATTTCCGCTAACCGTTCTTGTTCACGTTGCTTAATGGCTTTGTTGGATGCCTCGACAAGATTAT